ATTTTGCTAGAGTTAAGCATCAATTAAATTTAGTTAATAAAGATTCATGGGGTAGTATTTATATTCCAAATGAAAAAACAGAATCTCTAACTCATATTGACCCTGTTGATTTAAGAGACTCCCCTGATTTCACATTGTTATATGGAATAAATACAAAAGATTGTATGATTAAAATATTTTATGATGATAATAGAAGAAAAGGAAGAAGTTGGGAAATGAAACTTAAAAATAATATGTTTATAATGTTTCCATCAACAAACATGTATTGCATTAACAATAAACAAAAAGATTCTTTAAATTTTATACAAACTATAACCTATGAATATATCTAATTATTATTATTATTTTACAGGAGCTATTCCTCCAAGAATATGTGATGACATAATTAAACATGCTCTGTCTAAATCAGAGGTAATGGCTAGAACTGGTGGTTATAGTAATAAAGAATTAAATAAAGAAGAAGTAAAAAATTTAAAAAAACTTAGAAATTCTGATTTAGTTTGGTTAACCGACCCGTGGATATATAGAGAAATAATTCCATTTATAGATGAAGCTAATAAAAGAGCTGGTTGGAATTTTCAATGGGATTATTCAGAAGATTTTCAATTTACTAAGTATAAATTAAACCAATATTATGATTGGCATTGTGATGGTTGGGATAAGCCTTATAACCAACCTGATAGTCCTAGACACGGTAAGGTTAGAAAACTTTCTATGACTT